AGCTTGTGGCTTAAGATGCTTCATTGGCTCGTGCATGCTTGCATCTGGCTTGACTCCAGGATATTCTGCTTGACCATGTTCATGGGAAGCAGCCATACCTACGTGTGTGCCTTGTGGATTTTCGTGAGTTGCGCCACCAAGATCTACCATGTGGGCAGCTGGTTGGTTGGCATATTTTTCAATGTCTTTGTGCATATGTTCTGCTGGTGCTGTTGCGCGTGTTTTATTCAGTACTTCAGCGGCAGCTTCTGCTAATGTGCGAACTGTCATTGTTGTCTCCTATTTGGATAAGTTTATTTATAAAATTACAGTTTTGAAAGGAAGCTTTCAAACTGACGTAGTTGAATCTCTTCAAGCTGCTTGCGCTTTGCTTTCTCAATGGCTTTTTTCATTTCATTGATTTCAACTTCTTTTACAAGACCGTTGTCCCAAATCCACTCTTTGCCTTCCATAATGCCTTGTACAAATGCGCCTGGAGCTGAAGGATCAGCTACAATATCTGCCGCTGTGGCAAGATAATAGTCGGGCTGAACATAGTTTGTACCATCAATGTTCTTTAATGAGCCCATGCCTCGTGAAGAAACGCCAAGTTGTGCACCACCTTTCATAAGGTTTTCTGCAATCTTTCCCATTGGTGTTTCTAAAATCTTTGCTTTACCGATCCAGCAATCGCCACTTTCACGTAGATCTACGATCATATGGCTGACGCGATCAAGGTTAATTGTTGGTGTTTCTGGATGTCCTAATTCGCCGAATGCTCTTTTCTTGGATACAAATTCATCCATATAACGAACAACTTCTTTTCTTAAAACGTGCTTAGGATATACGCGACCATTTTTGTTTTTCTTTTCAGCAACTAAAAATGGACCTTCGATGTGAAGTGAAGGATGACCGTCTGTATTTTCGGTTATATACTTTACTTCTTCTACTGTTTCTCTAATTAATTTCATTTTTAATCCTAGTTATTAAGGAACACGTTGTCCTGTTACATCATATTGTAAGTACGCATTAGCATAACCAGATTCTTTATTCAATGTTAGAATGATTGTGTAAACGTCATTTCCTGTAGTGTTATATGTTGCTAAATTGAGATCGCCTGTTGGACTTGTTGCATTGTTTGGAATATAATAATCAAACATGCCTGCTTGACCGCCACCAAATGACGCGATACCTGTATTGCTTGATGCTCCAATCCATTGTAAAGCAACAAATCCATTGGTCATATCTGATGCAAATTGCATTTTAGCAATACTGAATAAGCAAGTTTGTGAAGTGTTGGCGAATGATAATGCATTTGCAGTAACAACTACTGTATTGCTGTTAGCTGTTGCTGATGCATTATAGTATCCGTGGATTTTGACACGAGTTGTTGTGCCTTCGTCGCTTAAAATTTGAACTTCTGGTGCATTTGCTGCCATATTACTATTCCTTAAATTTCGTTCGCTCTAATGAATTTAACAACATCGTTAAAATCAGCAGGTGAAGCATTAACTTTTGCTGCTAATCTATGCTTATTGTAAGTATTTATCATGTCTCTCAGCTTTGTAATTGAAGCTGCTGTTGCAGGTTGAACATTCTTCATCACTGCACCATTTGGAAACTTTACGTCTCCAACTTTACCTTTAGCAATAGATCCCAACTTTTTCCATATGGTTTGGTTTTCATGAACCTTACCAAATCCTAATTTTTCAGTCCCGAATTCATGAGGGAAATATGGAACACTTACATCAAGGTTAAGTAGGTCATTGTGGTAGAGAGCGACTCTTTGGCCATTAGGAAAATTTCTAATAGCCTTGCGCTTCAACAACACAACCATCGGAGGGTCTGGCAGCTTCGATTTAACCTTTTTCAGTGTTCCTTTTATTTCGCTTAGAGTTTTCATGACTCAACTTATTCTTCTTCCTCGTGATGTTTCTTGCTGTGCTTATGAGCAAGTTTCATCATTTTCTTTGTCATTTTATGGTGTAATTTACCATGTTTCTTTTCATGTTCTTCTTTATGAACAATATAGCTTGCTGGCATTTCTGTTTTTCTGCCAGTGATATAGTGCATACGTTCGCCTTGAGATGGTGATGGTGACCAACCGCTAACAGTGCGATCTTGGTGATGTTTTGCAACATCACGATGACGCTTAATTGTATCAGCTGTTGTATCTTTAAATGTATTTGGGAACATTGTCTTTACAACTTCTTTTGATTTTAGATGATGTTTTTCAACTGCGTGGTGACCACTTCCCATTTCTTCTAATGCTTTATGGTGTAGATGTTCTTTTGAACCAACACCTTCTACGCCGTGATGATTACCATGATCAGAATGGTGTGGATTATGCTTATCGTGGATTTGCATACCTTTTGAATCACCTGGAGCTGGATGTTCTTTAGAATATGTATCACCTACATGTTTTGCAGGAGCTGGATAATGCCATGATTTCTTACCAGCTTTTGGTGTTCCCATTCCTGTGAAACCGCCAACTTGATGGCCAGCAATACCTAAATGATTTTCCATTTCTTCATGAATAGGATTACCTGTTAATTCATGATGAGCCTTAGCATGCATCTTTGCTTTTTCCATGTGGTGATGAGCAGCATGATGGTCACCATGAGCCATAGCTTCTGTGTGCTTACCAATATGAGCATGGAAATTAATTTTGTGGTGTTCAGCAGCAGCTGCAGTTGCTGAAGCATTAGCAACATGATGTGCTAATTCGCTATGTGCTAATGGGTCACCCATTCTTTCTGATGATTCAGATTCGCACATGCATTTCGCTTTACCGCATTCTGGGCAAACGTGTTTCTTTTCAGTAAAGAAGCTTTGAGCAATTTCTTGTTTTTTTGCTTCTAATACATTGAATACTTTTTCTGATACTGCTGCTTCAAATGATTCTTTGAATGCTACGGCATCTTGTTGTTGAACGAAGTCGATAAATTTAGTTGCCATCTTATTTGCCCTTTGCAGTTTCTTTTGTAAATGGAAGTTTTGATTGACCAGCAGGAATATGTGGCTTTAGCCAAATTTTTGCCAATGGCTTTTCATTTGTAAACCCGCCACCCATTCCTGGACCTTTGTTTAATTCGTCAGGATTTAAACCTTCAACGTCTGTTCTTGCACCTTCAGCAGTAAATCCACCCTTATGACTTGCTTTCTTTGAAGCATCAATTGTAAGAAGACCTCTTACGTCTTTTTGAAGATCTGACTTATTGTCAGCTGCTGGGTTGTGGTGAATTTGTTTGCTGATTTCTGCAGATAGTTTTTCAGCTACATGTTTTTTTCTTTCAGCAAGAGCAGCCATAACCTTCTCAGCAACTGTTTTTTCGAACAGATCTTTGAAAGCTGCTGCGTTTTTTTCTTCGGCAAAAACAACTAAATTCGACATTTTATGTTCCTGTTTCTTGTGTATCTTTGAATAATGCAGATACTTTTTTATTTATATCATCGCCATCTTGAGAGCCATCTTCAGAACCGCCGTTTCCTTGTTGCGGAGCGCCATCTGCAGCTTGCTGCTGCATTTGTTGTTGCTCCATTTCTGCAGCTTCTTGATTCATTTCTTCTTGCATTTTTTCAATGTCGTTCTCATCGAACTGAAGAACGTTTTCTTGAACCCAGCGACGAGAATAGAACTGGCCAATATATGGCTGAACAGTTGCAAGCATGTTTAGACGATTTTGTAATAGCTCTGCTTCTTTAAGTTCTGTAAAATTATTGTCCTTAATGAAGTCATAACGGATATCTTGTTTAAAGGTATTCCATTCGTCTAAAGTACAAATGCCCTTAAGAGCTAATTGACGAGCAAGTAATTCGTCAAAAATTGTAGAGAAACGTGAGCGAAGTTTATCAACGAACTTGTCAAACTTTAATTCGTCACGAGTGATTTCATTAGAACGACCTAATGAAAATCCTTGTTGAGATTCAAGTCTTGAAACAGGAACGTTTAATGCTCTGTAGAGTTTCTTTTCAAAGTAAAGAACGTCATCCATCTGGCCAAGGTTTTGACCTGCTGGAAGAGTTGTAATTTCGGTGGACTTGCCTTCGCCACGACGTGGCATCCAGAAGTCCTCAAGCATGGACATATGCTTACGATCATCGCGGATTTCGCCTGTGCCAGCATCATACGTGAGCTTATTACGATATTTTGTCATAATATCTTTTAGGTATTGCTCTTGTTTGTTTCTTGGCATATTGCCTACGTCGACGTAGAATACGCGACGTTCTGGTGCACGGGATACACGATAGATAACCGTTGCATCTTCAACGAAGCGCAACTGGTTCATTGGACGGATAGCTTTATGTAGATATGAAAGCACCGTCGATTTTGCTGGATCAAATAGTCCTGATGTTAAGTGGACAACCGAGTCCTCGCTTAATTTAACGCCTCCAGCATAGCTTCCCAGTAATTGTGGCGACTGTACATTGTTATTAGTTAATTTCTCGTTGTACAAATAGAATGTTTCAATTCTATCAATAACTTCTGTACCGTTTTCTTTTTTCTTTGTAATGTTACGGATTTTACGAATACGTCTTGGGTCGATGTAAATTAATTGTTTGATACCAGCACGTGTATTTTCTGGGTCAATTACAACGTGATAGTATAAACGTCCATCAACATACCAACGACGGAAAATGTCTGATGCGAATGAGCCGAAATCTAGAAGTTTTACAACCTCTTTGAATTCGGCTCTAATCATTTTCTTAATACTGTCTGGTTGGTCTAATTCGTCAAGATCTATTTTTACAATATGTCCACGATTATCATGAACGATTGCTTCATTGACGATATCTTCAATGGCTGTTTCCATTTCTGGTTGCATTGCCATTGTACGATATTTGGTGATTAAATCGATTTCAGTTCTATAAGAACCGTCTAGGTCGACATAAATGCCGTAGTGTGCGCCAGTCTGAACGTTAATCGCACCGTCTTCGAGTTGCGGTGTGACTGGCGATGGTAATAGTTCTTCTCCGTCTTCATCGCGGACAATTCTAAAACCAAATAATTTTATTCCTGCCATGTATTTTTCCTCATAATATCAAAATCAAAATAGGGAGGGCATGCCTCCCCACATTATGTTCCTTCAAAATTAAAGAGTAGGAATACCAGATGGTAGATAGTACTGGTATGCGAATGTTACATTAAATTCTTCAAGCTGGTCGTTTGATTGCCAGTTCAAGTCAATTGCGCTAAGATTGGTTGGCCACATGCCTACGAATTGATATTGTTTAATTACATTACCACTTTTACCATATTGAATTACAGTAGCATTAACGCCATAACCGCTGTCAACATTAAGTGCCACATTTGATCTTGCGTTGCCAACTGGACCGTTAATATTTGAATGCCATTCTTCCATTGCATTTCTGATTAGGAAGTCTTCATCATTAATAATTTGTACCGTCCAATCAGCATAAGTGCGGTTTCCAGCAATCTTAACTTCACGACCGAAGTAATATGCTGGAGTTATCCCAATTGTCGATTCAGGCAATTGGGAAGCATTACACATAAATGTTAATTTTTGGCCAGCTGCAGTACTGTTATTGACGAATGTTGGAAGCACTAACGAAACCTGGAACAGATTAGGACGTGCACCATCGCCTACTAAGTTATTTCTAAATTGATCTACATTAAAAGCCATTTGTATCTCCTGGATTCAACTATTTATTAGAACTGGCCAACGACTTCACTGAAGCTTACTCCAGTTCGTACTGCTACGAAGTTTAGAGTAATGAAGTTGGCGCTTCTTGCTGGCTGAATGTAAATATCGCCTCTAAATTGATTTGCGTCAATAACAGCAGGTGTGTTATTTGTTGAGTCGCAAACAATCTTGTAAGCATAAATGCCGCGCTGAGCTTGAACAGTTCTTAGGAATGGATCAACTAGAGCAACAAATTGAGCTTGAGTAAATGCATCATTGAATTCAAACAAGCTATTCTTAGCTGCTTGACCAATTGTTTTCTCAAGAACAATGAATAGACGACGTACATTGATGCGATCAAATGCACTTGGACGATTTTGCATAGTCTTGTCGCCATACAATACAGTTCCCTGTCCTGGGAATGATACAACTGGATTAATGCCAGCCTTGTATAGTTGATCGCGAGCTGCTTGGTTTGGATTAAATGCCAACTGAATAACGTTGTTTAGAACACCACGTTGGAATCCAGCAGGTGACCACCATGGAGCTTTTACATTATCAGTGTATGCGCATAGACCTGCGATATCACCGTTTAATGGGATCCAACGATATTGGTCATTGTATTTGTCGTATTGATATTTCCAACCTGTATCAGCAACAGCATATGAGCTGAATGTGTTTAGAGTTGAGTTGAAATATGTTGTAATTGCATTAGATGGGCTCAAAGGATCTTGCGCTGCAGATAAAGGAGGCGACACGAATGCAAGACAGTCTTGTCTTGCTGCTGCTAATTGAATTGCTTGTTGTTGAACAGTTGAATCAAAGTCAGCAGTCATTAACAATGAAATGTTAACTGCTTCTGGATCTTTGAAGTTGTTTAAAGCATTAATTAGAGCACTGTCTAATGTTGATGGGCTTGCATATGAAATACCATCAGCACCGTTTCCTAATTGTCTGTTGTGTGCTTTAGTGTCTTTGAAGATTGTCAAGCTTGGAGTTGTTGATAAACCGCCCCAACCAGTTGTGTTAGTTGTTGGGTGACCAGTCCATAAAATCCATTTTGACTTTCTGTAAAGAACTTCTTTATAGTAGTTTGTTGAACCATCAACAGCAATAGCATCTGAAAGAACAGATACGCTTGTGTATGTTTCTAGTGGAGTGTTAGCATAACCAGTAATTAAACCAGTTGAGTCAACAACAGCAATATGGATTTCATCGTTTACGTTTGGGTTGCCTGTTTTGTTCTGAACATATGGAGATGTTCCTGGAGCATATGGGAACAATTTTGCGAATTGATACAATGGATCAGCAACGCCAGTAATGATTACATTACTTGTTGAGTTTGGAGTATTTGTCAATTGAGCGTTTAGAGTTACAAGATTGGTTACTGTGTTGTAAGCAACGATTGTTGCGCTGTTGATTGCGCCGTTTGCACCATAACCGCTTGCAATTGTTAGAACACCACCAACATATGAGTTTGGTGTTGTGTTTGGTGTTGTTAAGATTGTTGAAACAAGGTTAACAGTTGATACGGTGTTACCGTTATAAGTTGTTGTACCTGAACCACCACCTGTGATACCACCAACAGAAACGTTAAATGTTGCGTTAGCGTTAGCTGCCCATGCAGTTGCTGATGGCCAGTAGATAACTTGTAAAGAATTACCTAAGTTTCCTGGATATCTTGCGATAGTTGAGTTGTTTTGGTTTCCAGTTTGGCTGTAACCAAAAGATGTTGTATTGCTGAAGTAGAAACCTTCGTTTGGCATACTTACGTTTGCGCCGTATGAAGTATTTGACATGGCATTATTAGCACCAGACAATTGAGCGCGAACGACTTGTAAGTTGTTTGAATATGATAAGAAGTTTACAGCAGTAAAGAATGAATTTGAAGTGTTTGCATCTGGGCTACCAAATGTGTTGTTCAAATTCACTTCACTTGAAATTTGTACTGGTGTGTTTGCAGGACCCCAATTGAAAACGCCAGCAATTGCGCCGATTGATGTTGAAACTGCTGGTGTCTGAGTAGTTAAATCTACTTCATTAATTTGGACGCCTGGTGAAACTAGAATTGCCATGTTTTTCTCCTACGATATAGGCAGAGATCGATAATCTTCATTTATTTATAAAAACCAGTTCTTATTGATACCAGTTCTTATAGAAGTCTTGCAGAGCTGCCCCGTCGGTTTCTTCGACAGTTTCCCAGATCAGACCAACGCTTCTGTAATATTTAGGGTTTTCTACTTCTTCAACTTCATTATAGAATGGAAGAGGCATTTCCTCCTCAATTTGTTTCATTTTCTCTTGATATAATTTCTCACGAATGTCAAAACTGGTTAAATCTCTAAAATAAGGTTGCGAAGTCAGCCAAGCAAATATGACCAAACACATCGCCAAGTCGTCATTTGACCCTTCTTCAGCGGCATAAGTTTGATCTCGTTTCATTACAAAGGTAGAAAGTTCTTCAATAACATTAAAATCTTGAATCAATAAACGTTGATTCTCAATTAATTCTTTCAGCGAGTTACATCCTTGACGTTTACTTCTTTTTGTGGTCTTAATACCTAATTGTTTGGCTCGTCCTTGAGTCAAATAATATCTTCCGTTGGCTTCTTCGCCGTGGAACATGTTGTCGTATTCTAATTCGTAGAACGTTAAATCTGCAACCTGAGCACCAACGTCATTATTTTCAATTAATAGGTAAGCCTCATTATAATGTTTAGCTGTTTGCACCAGTACGTCTGGAAAGTGCATTGGTGAGATGGTATTGTTTCTATATTTGGCAGCAATTGTAAATGGTTCTTTAGAGGTATTAATTACCAAAAATGCAGAATAGTCTAAAGCCTGACCTCTTGACGAGTCGACTGCCATTACATAAAAGTTTCCTGGAACTGGTTCTTCATAAATTTCCAATTTACCATCAAACTTAAGATCTATTGGTCTTGAGAAAGCCATACTTCCTAGAGCCGCTGCTGAGATCAATGTTCCAGCAGAACCGAGGAATGTACAGTTATGAGAAACTAAATCGTTTGTATAATAACGACTCCACTTATCGACATTAACTAAGTCATAAACATATTTTTGTTCTTTTACTCCAATTATTTCTTTAACAATTTTATTAGAAAGAACTTGTCCAGATTTAACAAAATTAGCATAAACGAAAGTGTGTTGGTCTATCTCAAATAAATGATCTTTTGTACAAATAATGTCGCTATTGTCTGTAAATGTTATTTTTATTAGATTTGAAGAAAGCTTTCTTTTAATATTAGAAAAATCTGACCAACCATCTGGAGTCAATACTTCATATTGATTATTAATTTTATTTTCTAACATCGATAGTCTCAATTCTATTTTAGAATAAAGTTCTCCTATTGTAATTTTTTCTATGTTCCCAGTATTTTTATTTCTAACTGTTATAACAGTATCTTCACCAACACATTCCATTTCTTGCATGTACTTCTGTTCACCAAGTACACGTCTTTGTCCAGCAGCCCAAGCATCGTCACGACCTGGAACTTGACGCCAGTTTGCCTCAATAAAGTGGAATCCGTTTACACCTTCTTCGGCTTCTTTCCATATACGATAAAAGTGGTTCATACCATTTGGCGTAGATGAAATTAGAATCTTAGAAGTTGTACCAGAAGAAATCGTTGGGAATACTGAGGTGAAGAAGTCTTCAGCAACGTTGTTAGGAACGAACGCAAATTCGTCAAGATACAAAAAGTGAATTGTATAACCACGAGCTGCGGAACCTGACGTTGAGTCAGCGATGATACGGCATTTGTTTTCTAATTCAATGTCACCTTTGTTCCATGCAGTAATACCTTGCTGCATCCAAATGGGTATTTGTTCGTATGCGAATTTGATACGATCTAGAATTTCACGAGAGGTTTTAGCTTTGTTAGCAAGAATCGCGACTAGTTTACCTTCGTCAAATAAAATGTACCATAACAAATAACCGACAACGGTGGTTGTATTATGACTCAATATTCCATTTGTATATAATCTATGATCGTTAGAATTAACTGTCAAATCAAACATGTTTGATTCTTTATCAGTTTCATACACACTAATTACAGTTTCAGGACCATTCTCAGTTAATATTTTTGTACTATTTGGTTTAAGGTTTTTAATAAATGTTTGATTTCCATAAGCATCAAAAACTATATGATCATCAGCGCAAATTAATTTTTTACCACTTATCGTTTTTACTACCCATTCTTTATATTTAATTGTTTTATGGATATGTGTAATTGGAACCCAACCAGAATCTGATGAGACTTCCCAATCAGAAACATTAATTGATCTTACAAATTTTCTTTCTACTCTGTCAGAAAGTTCAGACATGCTCGAATTTGAGATTGGGGATCTTTGTTGTAGTCGTGTTCTCTCACTCTTAGTATTAAAAAATTGTCGTTCATGATCATTTTTTGTCTTGCTTCTTCTTTCTTTTTGTTCGCTCGAACTCCATTGTGCCAATAATCCCCATCGAATTCTATTATTTTCTTTTTCTCCAAATCTATAAAATCTGGCATCACCGTATTTCCGCTGCTTAATTTCAAACGATATTCCTTGTTCTTGTACTGGTGCATATCTGGACGCTCCCAAGTTGCAAAATAAACTGTTTCTGAAGAATAATCTTTCATAATTTGATTGAATAGCTTTTGTGAAATTTTTGAATAATTTTGTTTCTTGAAGTTTTTTAACCACTTTGCTTGTCGTTCTGCCCAGATTTCTTTTCCTATTTCCTCCCCATGCTCTCGCACACACTTCTCCAAAGAAAATGTTGATTGTCTTTTTGAAAGAAGTTTGTTGGCTAATTTTTGATTGCCGTTTGTTTTCTTTAGCCAATAATCTAGCGTTGTCGTGCAGTTTCCATTTTTCTTTCTTTTTTCCATCCCCTTCTTGAATATTTCTTCTTGCCTCCCACCCTTGACGAATTTTTCGGAAAAAGGAGAGAATTTTCCTCCATGCTGGTATGCGGGGTTCTTCGCGCCTTGAACTCTCTCTGACGCTCTGTTTATTAGAAATTCCGAAACCAAGGGAGTGTTGGGATACATCTGAGTATATTCCAAGGTAGTCATCTTGTGTGTATTTTTTATGTGAGAATGAAGTTGACTCATACTCCTCTTGCAAATCTGACACTCTACTGATGTATTCATAAAATTCTCCTATAGTCGTTTCAAAAATCTCACCACTTTTGGTGTTTCTTATTTTAACTATAGTATTTATAAAAAAACACTTTCCAACCTGACGACCTGCTTTTAAAACGATAAAGCGATTATTCTGAATATCTCTAACAGTTTGTTTCTGGAACGGATAAAGTTTTAATTTAACAAATCCACGGTCAATGGTATTAATCTCAACATAATTCTCAATAAAATATGTGGGATCTTCTTTACATCTCATATATTCTTCGAGTTCTTCCTGCGACATAGGCACAGGAACCCCTGCTTTTTTAAGCTTGGGATTATTTAAGTAAATTTGTTTCTTACTTAATTTCTTCTGGATTATTTGCGCTGGTGTTGACATTATTCTTTATTGCTTTTAATAATTCAGCTGTAGTTCCTACAAATAAAGCTGCATTATTTACATTGACGTTTTGTGTAGTGTTAGTAACTTTTTTCTCTTTAACTTCTATATCTACAAGAGTTTTTTGTAGCTGAACAAGTTTATCAGTTAAGTCGCCCACATTCTTAATTAGGTTTCCAGCAACTTCATATGCTCTAGGATGTTGCATTTCGTTTGCAACTTTTAAAGCATTATCTGCTGCGGTAGTTCCTTTTTTGATTAAATCGTAAAGATTCGCACGAACATGTTGAATGTCCGCTTCTTTTTCGTCTTCAACATTTACGACTTGAAATTGTTGTGGTTCTGTGTTGGCGACTACTACAGGAGTTGTTTCTTCTATAGAGTATGTGCCAAAAACTTCTGCCAAAGATTGATCAGTAGAATTATTCATATTCCGAAATTGTTATAGTAAAGCCAAAGTCATCACCAACATTTGCAGTAGGAGGATTCGGTGTGACCACTACCGAACTGTTCTCAATATTTTTTGGGTAATATGAGCCAATCTCATAATTGGCATTGGTTATTGATCCAATAATATTCGCACTTGTATTTAGGTTGCCTTGTTTATTAACAAGAACCAATGTATTTGAAGTGTTGCTCCATGAAGAAACAACAGCAGTCACTAATGCTGATGGAAGATTTATTCCTTGATAGACAGTTTCACCTGTCATATAGTTACCGAAGCCAGTGCTTGTTGTAATTATAATTGGATCTGATGGCATTCCAGGCGATCCGCTAACATTGGCAGAAACTGTTTTAATAATATTGGCTTGAGAAACTGGACCAAAGAAGTAAGTTTTCATTTTAAATGTCAAAGTCCAAACTAATGTTCTAACTGTTGTTTCAGCTGGACCTTCGTATTTGTTTTCGTATTTAATATCTTCAAGAATAATTGGAACTTCTCTGCTTATGTTCATTGATTCAACAAACATCATTGAGAGTGTATAATCTGGATTAAAGAATGGTAGAATTTGTTCTACGATTTGAGTTCCGTCTTCAACGTTACGAACATAGATGTTTAATTCAAATTGTAAATTATAAGGAACACCCTGATATTGTGAATTTGCTTGTGTTGGGCTTATGCCGCTTCCAGACTTTAAGAATGAGGAAAGCTTTCTAGATGGATCATATTCAATATTAGTCATTTCAAAAGTCATAACAGGAAGATTGATTTGAGTTTGTTTATGTAAATCAAAGTTCTCTGCTAGACGGGTTAGAAAATCTTCTTTACCTGCATATTTTAATGGAACGTTTAAACGATTAATTTCGTCGTAGGTGTCTTTTGCATAACGAACTAATGTGATGTCTTTAAATATGGTGCCGAATGCGACAACCATATTTCTTATAGTTCTATAATAGAATGGATTATTTCCTAACATGCATCACCTTTATTAGTTACCAATTGCCATCCAGTTTACAGTATTTGCAGTTGTGCTATTTGTTCTAACGTTGAACGTGGTTGAGTTACTGGTTGTGATAAATGCAGCGCAGTTTACGTTCGCACCAGTCGCGCCAACACCACCTTGAACTGTAGTTGCAGTTACTTGGAATATATTAGTAAATGGAACTGGGAACGTCACAGTAGTGTTTGCATTTGTTACAGAAACATTACCCCACTGGAACAATAATCCGTTTGTTAACCTGCTGTAGCCGTTAGCAGCGGCAGATGAGCTTGTTCCAACGCTTAATGTATTTGAAGACACATTCAATGTAACCAAGTTCATTGATGTGTTGACAACGAAAGAAATATTCGCGCCAACTGTTCCGTTAGCTGTCACAACAGCATTGACTGATGCTGTATTGTTAAATGTCAAATTAGCTGAGTTTGCTAACACTAATCCGCTATTTGCAAAAACGTCTGGAATGTTATTGTTTGCAGCAGCATAAGCAGCATTTGCCTGGTTATATGAGTTGTATATTGCAAGATTAGCGAAATTGGTGAATGCAGTAGATTGACCTGTTGAGTCTGGAAATACTAAAGTGTTTGCATTAGTAAATGCCCATCTACCACTATTAGTGTTTGCTTGAATATAGACAGCATTCATATTGCCGTTTGCCATAATTTTACCACCAAATGTTGGTAGTGTTATGTTGCCAAATTTATCAAACTGCCAGTCTGCAGACAATGTTCCATCATAATTATTGGCAGACCAGTTTGTTCCAATGAACCAACCATTAGCGTTTGCCCACAAGTATTGGTCATAACCATAATTCATGGCAACATAGGTCATTGTGTTTGGTGTGAACAATTCTGCGGCATTTTGCGCATCAACGTCACCTAACGCAGCTCCGCTTGGTGGAATCTGTAGTGTTGGTGCATTATATGAAAGATAAGAGTTGTCAAATTTCCATGTTAGTCCATTAGCTGTAATTGCTAATTGTTGCCCACCAGCTGCAACATTGATTGCAGCAGAATTATGAAATGGGTCAAAACTACTAATTGGTAAAGTCAATGATCCATCAGTACCAAAAGTGAAAACTGCACTGTTAGCATTAATTTGTACTGCATTAGCACCAGAAACAATTGAAACATTTGATGAATTATTGGCAAGATTGAGAACGCTATTAGCATCGATGTAGGAAAGATAACCATTATTAGCAATACCGTATGGTGTTCCTGATTCATTAGCGACATTTGCCAAATAGTTGGAAATAGCACCAAAGTTTGCATCGAATGCTGATAGATTTGCCGTCTGCGCTAAATTAGCGATTGCATATGGCATTGGGAAATTATTTGCGTAGAACATTTTTTACTTGCCTATATTTTGCTTGAGTTGTTTGATTTAGGAGATCCAACTGGGAATTCTACCAATTGATCAGCATTATTAAACATATTGACTTCTTGACCATTGACATTAATGAAGATCGTGTCTTGGTTTGTAATGCTTGTTGGAATTTGTGTTGGTTCGCCGAATGGATTTGATTCACTAAAGTCAAGAATATCATCAGCTAATACACCTAATTCAGTATTATTGTCATCTAAAGCATTTGCGTTATTCAGACCATCATAACTGTATAGTGTGAATATTGCACCAGAATTAGCACCATGAATTGCGGCGTTTGTTACAAAGACGCCTTGGATGTTCTTTAATTGTAACGTTGACGATGGAAGATCCCAATTTACGATAGTTGCTGTTGCAGTTGCTGCTGATAGATTTGATCCTTGATATACTGGTTCGCCTAATTGATAGGTCAAGAATCCACCAGTTTCCATATTGAAGTTGTATGAGATGACTTGTGTGTTGACTGCATCATCGATTTCAATAATACCACTATTAACAGTTTCATTACTGTAGCGGAATCTTTCGCAAACTAATTCATAACCATAGAATTTCTTTTGACCGAATGCATAGAAAAAGTGTTGTTGGTTTACAAACTTAATTTCAAATAATGCTTGGAAGTTTGTCAACCATAACAAGTCGCCTTCGCGTGGTCTTGAATATGTTGATGGAACACGACGCTTGAATGCATCGGTTGTCATTAAGAAACGAATTTGGTGTTGAACTTCTAAACCAAATTTACTAAACAATTCTTGACCTTCGAAGTTGTCAACATTCTTAATGTAAACTTCAACAGGATAAGAATCTGTAAATTTCTTAGTTGGGTCATCGCCGAAAATCAGATCAGTAGTTGAACCTGATGTGCGTGGGAGATAAAAAGAATCCAATCCCCAAATTTGAATTGTCTCATTGATCAGAGCATTATAGAGTTCTTGCTCTGGTTGAGAATTAAAATTATTAAAGTAATGATTTGTCATAGATTAACACCAAACTCTTTTTCCTGTTTCAGGATCTTTAATCCAACTTCTACCTGTGAATTTCGCTTTATTATGAATGCTAACCCAATTACATTTTTTACCTTTGTTTGGTGGCGATTTCCCTATCTTAGCTAAACTCATTTTTTGTTTAACTGTTTCGGATTTGCTTGGATTATTTAACATCATTCTTCTTGAGCATTTTCTTTTTCTTTCTTCAGTCCAAGCAGAACTCATTTTTTCTCTAGTCTTTTCAGAATGAATTTTATCTAACATTCCACCTTGACCGCCATATGTCATATTATAACCATTTTCACTTATAAAACTATTATGTTCTTTAATAAAATAAGGCTCCATTATATTTAATGTGTGGTGCTTATCCCAAGATTGATATACAATTTCAAATTTAAAATTATCGACACCATATTTACGCATTGCTTCATGTAACGCATAGTCGCTGCCTGTGTTGACAGCTGATTTATGCTCAATTAATCTTTTACTTGGATTTTTTTTAGTAAACCCAATATATGATTTATTGTTAATGAGATTAACAAATTTGTAAATTGTATAGATTGTCGGAGCCATTATGATGATACCTTAGCTCTACGACGATTAGCTTCACGAATCTTTTCGCGATGTTCTTCAGTCATCCAATTCTTTTTTCCTTTACACCAAGAAACATTACCTTTTTTAAAAGATCCACTATTAGAACCAATTGGTGGTCTATTTCCATTTCTTAAATTGGCTTGACGAATCTTCTCACCCATTCCAGCTGGCATCTTTCTACCTTTTCTGGCTTTATTGACTTCTATTCTTTTTTGGCGTGCGGCTTCTGCTCCATTAATCTGACCAGACAAAGTCAACCAAGCAATACGATCTTGCCACTTACCATGTTGTTCAAACAAAACACGATGAGCTTCTGCATGTTGTTCAATTGTAAGCTCAATTAAATTGGAAGGATCATCGAATCCACCCATATGTTTAGGAACAATGTGATGTTTATGGACAATCATCTAGCCGACCTCAAATTGAGCTGGCATTTCGTACATGTCTCTTAATTCTGCTTCTAGAGCTGTACATTGTGCATCAGCTTCTTGCCAAATTTGTTGACCGTTAAGAGCAATTCCACCTGGAAGTTGAACGCCAGCAAACTTCTTAAGATTCTCACCCCATTGTCTTTTAATTAAAGCAGTGGTGTATCTCTTAAGCCAGTTATCGTTCCAGAATGTTGTGACTGTTGCTGGGTTTAGTGTTGCGTATGCTTCGGCAATAACCCAAGAACCAACTGTAACTGAGCCGCCCCAGTTTACGTCGATCCAGAGTTTATTTTCGAATTGATTGTAACGGATTGGAACTTCACCAATGAATAGCATTTCTAGAGTACGAATGTGTTGATTAGCCAATTCGAAGTAAACATAATCGGCTGAGGTAAAGTCGTAAAGTTCGTTTAAACGAATCTGATAGTTAATATCGAACATGTTAAAGTTCTGAGTTGCCGCAGAATTAACCTGTTCTGTAGAAAGTGTAAAAATACGAGTGATGCTGATGATAAATGGATCAACTGGAATCCAACGATTGTTTACATCATCTTGCGTAATTTGATGGCGCATGTAAACTTTGGTTACAGCATCGTAGTGAAATTGTTGCCACAATGAGATGGCTTCATCGATACGATCATCGACTTGATCGTCATCAACGTTAATTTCAATTACTGGAAAACCTAATTTACGAAGGCAATAGGTCTTTAAGTCCGATCTGCTTGCTGGAATCATTTATTACACCCATAGTGTGAGTTCTTATTATATTTATTAAATGATTACGGTTAATCAATTTCAACAATAACGTTGCTTCCTGGACCTGTTCCGAGAGTTACAGAGAATGAAGTTCCTGTATTTGAAGTTACTGGATAGTTATAATAGTTAATTTCAGTTGCTCCAACAGGAGTTGCAGTTTGTGAAATACCGCCTCCAGGAAATGGAACTCCAAGAACAGATGTTGGTTGTCCTGCTACACCGCTAACTGGAGTTGTAAATGGTGTTGTAGAAGGAATAAACGCTTGATATGGTGTCTGTCCAGGGGTTTGATATGGCGTTTGGTTTGGAGTATAGAAAGGTGTTGTTGACGGAATAAACGCTTGATATGG